CTCTCTTACCTTTTGCAAACGGTTGCCTCAAAGTTCTATTACTTAACCCATACGGTGAATTCATGTTTATTCTTGAAGTTCTTGCAATATGTTCTTCAGCTTCGGCTGTATGTACTGCCACGTACAAATTTTATGCTGCCATTAAAAGTAATAAATATGCTGCAAATAGTATGCGCATATATGAATTAAATCAGCACGAACGTGGTAAGTTTAGTGAGATTGTAATCCCAAAACGTACGGCGACAGATGGACACACCCATGGAGAGTCCGCTGCTGCCCGTAGTGCTGGGTCGTCGGCCGCTTCCGCATATGCTTATTCAGTCAATCGAACGCCTTTCTATTTATCAATGTCGGCGTCAGATCAGCGAGCGGATCGACAAGGTGAACGTACTATGCATTGGTCTAAAGATTTTAATGCAGAAGCGAGGAGAGCAGAACCAGGTATAGACTCCATGCTTGTGCTAATTGATGTTGATGAACACATCGTTGATTTGGATGTGAAACTCCATAATTATTTTCTTCCGACCATACTCTATACTTTTCAACCTGCCCAAGCATCAGCCACTTGTGTTGATTATCGTTATACGTTTAATAAAGATAATACAGTGGAATATGATGTGACTGGCGGAGGTCATTACCAACATGCCGTGTGGGACTATTCACCCGATTGTCTCACTATGAGGACGAAATTTCTTGGTATAACGTATGCTAAGTCCTTCTTCACTGTTGAGAAACGTTATGTTGATGAACATCATCAGCTTGTCCTTTTAACTCCTTTGGTAAAATTTGGACTACTGGGTTGTATGTTATCATACAATGTTTCAGGTAATGATCTATCACGGTTACGGCCCGTGCAGGGTGAATTTGCACGATTGGCTGTGTCACGCTCGCGTGTTGACGGGTCACAATACCACCATCAAATGAGTACTAGTCGTCTTGGCATGTATAATTGTGCGACTATCACACTCGAGCAAGATAACGCTTTGGCTCTTGCATCACAAAATAGTGAGTCCAAGCTTAGTCCTTTTCAGGTGAAATCTATGATACCCGGGATTTCTAATGAAGCGGCCACCACGTTAGTTGATTACCATCGTCAGAAGAAAGTTGGTGATCCGGTGCGCGTGGTAGTACCAACAGATGCTGTGAATAATTACACATATAGTCCTGTTTTTACTCTTGAAGAGAAACCTTCTGTGGTACCTTTCATGGCACCAATTCTGTCTGACGCCTATGCACCCACTCAGTCTGTTGAGAATGATGATGCTATGGTGAAAGGACGCATTTCTGGCCTTAAAACCCCACCAAAATCAATGGATCCCCACGATGTTCGTGGTGTTTATGATCCAATGTTGGAGAAAGAACTACTTTATGCTAATGAGTTTGCTAAGTTGCTTCGGGGCGAGACTGGGTTGTGTATTCCTGTAGGACATGAAGAAATCGTTGAGAAACTGAATCGTCCGGCTCAACGTAGAATTACGGACGAGGCTGCCTTTGCAAGTAGGGTTGAAGCAGATATCAAGAGCTTCATGAAAAAGGAGGCCTACCAAAAACCTACTGATCCGCGACCAATTGCCACGATTAATGGTAAAGATAAGTATGAGTATTCTTCTTTTACTTATGCCGTTTCTGAAGCTATCAAGCAAACTTCTTGGTACGCTTTTGGTCGTAAACCACGTGGGATTTCAGAGCGTGTGGCTGAAGTTTGTATGAATGCCACACATGCTATACTCACGGACTTGTCACGTTTCGATGGACGCGTTAATCTTAGTTTGAGACAACTCGAAGAAATTGTGATGAAGGCTTTGTTTGAGGAGAAACATTGGAGACAGATGTTGCACTTGATGCGGCGCCAGTATGGCGCGAAAGGTGTCACGCGCCTGGGGGTTAAATATAAGAATGGTTTTAACCGCCAGTCCGGTTCACCGGAAACTGCGATCTTCAACTCGATATGTAACGCTTTTATGGCTTACGTTACTTTTCGGGAAGCTGGTTGTGAACCTATGGAAGCCTATCGGAAACTCGGGGTGTACGGTGGAGACGATGGTCTCACACCAGATGTGGACGCTGAATTGTACACCAGGGTTGCCGCCAAATTTGGACATGTTTTAGAGGCCGATAAAATTGAGCGTGGTAAGAAAGGTATTTCATTCCTTGCACGCTTATACTCACCTAATGTTTGGTATGGTGATACCAGCTCTTGTGCTGATATATCGCGTGCTTTGAGTAAGTTTCACACCACGGTGGCTTGTACTGTGAAACCCGAAGATAAGCTGTTTGAAAAAGCTTATGCCCTCTATTTAACTGATGCCGATACTCCCATCATTGGTGATTTTGTATGCCAAGTTGTGGATGTTTCTGGCAAAGGCCATGATGACTTCAAAAATGTTTTGAACATTTGGGGTGCTGAAATTCCACTGTCTGATCAGTATCCCAATGTTAATAGTGATAATTGGATGGATGAAGTTATTGTTGATCAAGGTTTGTCAGGATTTCGTATAAAAGATTTTGTGGCATGGTTATCTGATTGTAAAACTATGGCAGATTTCCTTGAATGTCCGGCTTTTATCGATAAACCTGATATAAAACTGGCTAAAGTACCAATTAAAATTAATGATGATTTGTTCCCCACTCAGGAAGAGATGGATGTTTTGATTGCTGAATATTTGCAGAAGAAAGAGAATGGCAAGGGGGACGCCCCTACCAATAAAACTCAATTACATCAACAAACTGATGCAAACAAACATTCAGATATCGGAACAGGAACCAACACTTTACCAGTACCAATGGCAGGAACAGCCAAACTTGATCACGCCGTTAAACCCACCAAACGAATGGGAGGGTCTGATGGCAATGGACCTACCGACGCTAACGTTAGTCAATCAGGACAACGTGGCAAATTTGCTCGGGGAGCTACCGGAGTTCGATCCTCTGGCCCTAAGCGACTTAACAAACCCAGTGTGGGAAAATCTCGACGAGCTCGGCGAGAGTACACCGTCAACGGACGGCGATACAGATTGGCCCACCCCAGTCCTACGTCTTCCTCAACAAATACACATGATGTTGGGAACGACGCGGGACGGGATGTACCTTTATTTACTGAAGTCTCCAGTATTGCTTCGGTAGAATTCCCACCTGAGGTTGATTTGACAACCCAAGGCATCGAACCTAATCCAGGACCTTCATCTTGGAATTATCCTGGCTCATGGTTTGATCGCCTACTTGCCTCGAAAGAGGTGCGTGCCCAGTTCGAAGCTAATGATAAGAAAAAACTGGAACACCAAACAAAGGCAGCTCCTAAACTACCTCTTGTTGGGATTGAGACCAATCCAGGGCCTGTAACGTTGCCAATTAAGGGTGCTTCTATTAATAAACCAAAAACTCGTGGTAAGAAGAAGGAGCAACAAGTGTCTCGTCAAATTCGTAACACCGCCGCAAAATCACCAATGTTAACACAACCATTGGTTGCTGCTCCTGTTGCGATGACACGGGCCCGTTACACAGGTAAACCCAAATTTAAACGTACTACAGCTGATTCAATGACAATTTATCATTCTGAGTTGGTTAGCTTGGTCGTTGGCTCAAATCCCTTTGCCACCACCACTTTGTCAATACAACCTGGTTTGTCTTCCACTTTTCGTTGGTTGTCATTCCAGACCCAAGGTTGGGAGAAATACCGGTTTAAAATGTTACGTGCTTGGTATGAAACACGTACTGGAACTAGTATCCCAGGCACTGTTATGTTAGTCGCTGATTACGATGCTGCTGACCCAGCACCTACCTCTCAGTTTGATGCTTCAACTTATCATGGCTCTACCGATGATGCTCCTTGGAAAGAACAATGTATGGAATTCGATATGAAGCGTTCGAAAGAATTGTATTTACGTGGTGGACCCCTTGCGGCAAATTTGGATATTAAAACTTATGATTATGCCAATTTGTTTATTTGCACCACAGATGGCTCTGCTGTCAATTGGGGGAAAGTATATTTAGAATACGAGATTGAATTACTTAATACACAAGTATTGCAGAATGTTGGCACTATTGGCGGGACTATTTCCGCTGGTGGTACCACGTCTGGTGCCAATGTTTTTGGTACCGCACCCGTCGTCACTCCTGGCTCTTACATTGCCGGAGTCACTGGAACTGGAGTTATATCCTTGCAAAATTTGACGATTGGTGCTGAGTATCAGGCGATAGTTGGGGTTGTTGGTGTTGCAGTCACCGACATCTCTGACATTGCTAGCATAGGCCTGTCAGTAAAGACGACTATTGAAAACAATTTGGTGAATGCTGGTGGTACCCGTATGGTTGACTTTTTGACCTTTACTGCTAATTTGAATACGGCCACAATTACCATTTCGGCCACAGCTACTTCTACCAATAACCAATCTTATTTTACGTTTTCACCGTTATCTGCTGTTTCTCCTTTCTAAAATTTGCCCATTAGTTATTCTTCTGGATGAACCGTCCATGTCGGTTTATTGACATGGGGTGTAGGACACCGCCTTAGTGGACGTCTCGTGTAATCCTCTGCACGTTAGTAATGAGTTGTGACCAATGTTAAGCGTTTGGCCCTCGGAAATATCCGGATTTTCTCTTTTGTGGATGAGCTTAC